ATCTAAGACACCGTACCGAATTGTTCCGTCTTCTTGTTCAGCATCTAGTATCATATCAGCTAGGTCAGTGGCTGTAACTTTAGAACAATATAATTCTCTGTATACAATTAGTTGGTCGCTAGGCGATACTGCGAGCCAAAGTACACCTGTGTGACTTCCGTAACCGTAGTCGCAAGCCCTAAATCTAGACCAGCTTTGAGGTATCTTAAAGGGATCAACTACGTGTATCTTCCTATTAAATTCAGGAAAAGCAGCACCTTCGTTAACATCCCAGTTACCATCTAGTAATTGTTTCTTTTGGTGTTCAGGTAACGATAAAAGCATTGCTTCATAGTCACCGCCTTCAGAGAGATAAGGATTGTCAAATAAACTTGCAGGTATAAACCTACGTTTAAACAGAGGTTCACCTTCTCTAGTGTGACCTTTAGGAAATGTAATAGTGTCGCCTGTTTCAACATTAGTAGCCCAAAATGGTTCTCGTAAAGGTGACGGATCAATAAACATTTTCTTAACCCATTGATGTCCTGCACCTCCGGGGTTTGTAGTAGCTCTCATGTACAAACCTAAGTCTTTAGCGTAGGCACTACGTAAACGAGATCTCATGTAGTCCCAAGCGTAAGGAGAACTCCACTGTGTTAACTCGTCAAAACCTATCCAGTTAAACGCCTGTCCTTGGTAGCGTGTAACATCCATATCTTTATCTAGGTATGACATCCAAAGTCTACCACCTCTAGGTGAGATCCATTGGCTTTTTCTTTCTGACCATTTGATTCCCGGTATAGCACGAGGATATAACTCTTGGCTTTTCTGTATTAGTTCTCGTAGTTCTTCAGTAGTGTGTCGTACTAGTAGTCCACTAAAGTTTGCATTGTTTAATCCGTGTAGTGGATCAGCTAACATAGCGTAAGATTTACCACCACCTGCTGCCCCACCGTAAAGTACTTCTCTTTCAGACGAAGACAAGAAGTCTGTCTGTGGTCCTTTGTTAGGTCTAAAGACTACGTCCTGAGCTTCTTGTACGTCATATGCTGGTGCTACAGATTGAGCAGGTACAGCTTCAACTTCTTTAATTGGCGTAAGTTCCAACTTTTTGCGTTTCGAGGTTCTCGATTTCTTGGAGCGTTTGGGCAAGTCGCTGGGCAAGCCTACGTTTAATAACAATTGTTTTTTTACGTTTTCGCTCAATATCTATTCTTTTCTTTAATCCCATATGGGATATGCTTCTACTTGTTTGTTTAGTTAGCCACTGAGCTACTTCTCTGTAACTATACTGTAGTAAATGTTTTTTAGCTATCTCTAGTGCTTCTAGTTCTTCTCGTATAGGTTCTAACAACCTATCGTTATCTTTATTAACTTCGTAACCAAATGGTACAGTAGTAAGAGATAGTCTGGCAATAGTGTGCCATTCTTTTTCTTTTCCTCTTTTAGGTTTAGGTAATTCCCAATACCCTAAGTCTTCATGTTTTATTCGTTCGTACCTTCTTTAGCTGGTAAAATAAATACACCGCCACTAGATGAGTTAACATCTACACGTTCAACTTTACCAAAGCCGCCTCTATCTAATAGATCTTTAGCTGCTGCCATCTTGTCTCGTATGCCTAACTCAGTAGGATCATCTAAAGCTTTAGCCATAGCTACTGCAGCTTTAGGTGCAATCTGAACTAGGTACTCAGTTGTTGCACTCATTATTTCATCTTTTAAAGAATCTCTTACAGCCTTAGTAGAAGTGCTGTCACTATAGCCTGCAAGTTTTTTTGCTAAGGCATGATTACCACCTGCTTCATCGAACAAGACTTCTAAGAATTTAGTTTGATTATCAGTTAATACTCGTGTCATTATTTCTTTTTCTTCCTGCTAGGTTTCTTAGCACTTCCAACTTTTGCTTTTGCTGTCTTTGTAAGATCTTTAAAATGAACTAAAGGTTTAGAACTTTTAGTGTGAGTTTTACCTGTATGTAAAGAACCATCTGGCATTTTATGATTAGCCCCATTATACTCTGTTCCATTTTTTAAATAATGCTGTACACCTTTTGCCATGTTATTGTCCTTTTCCTGCAAATGCTGATCCTGTTAGTATAGCTCCAAAAGCTAAATGAAACAAGCCTCCACCCATTAAAGTAAATGGACTGTGTTGACCTGTTAGTTTTTTCATCAATTCCATTTGTACCATTGGTTCTGTTGTTGAGTTTATTATAGTCATAAATTGTGATATATCAGGTCTATTAATTCCGTACCAAATTGGCACGAACATAAAATCATAAAAACATATTAGTAAGTATATAATAAGAGCTGACCAACGCCAAGTCATTGTACTTTTTTGTTGAGGTGTTAACCCTTTGTTCATTTAAAGGCACGGTGGAGTACACATTAGTTTGTTAGTTCCGTAAAACATAACAACTATAAATACTGCAAGAGCTAAACCTATCCATATCCATTTGTTTTTCATTGTTACCTCTTTAGCATTTCTAATGCTGTTTCTAATGTTTCATTATTTCTACGAGTCCAACCTTTACCAAATGTTTTAAAGGTAGAAAGGCTTTCGTAAAACTGCTGACGAGTAGAGTGCATCTTAACTACTATGTCTTTATGTGTAAAGTTTGCAACAGCTTTAAGTGTCATAGGACCAATGCCACCATCAGCAGTAACGCCCACAATCCTCTGTAAGGCTTTCGCAGAACGGCCCACTCCACTATTAACGCCCCAGTCAAATACAGACCAATCAACTCCACTAGGTAGACCATCACATCTCCCACGATCCCAATAGTTTTTTCTGTAGATAGGAGATACATCTATCGGTGTCAACGCTCTCATCTCTTCTTCGGTGGCGTTACGATTAGTGTATGCATCGTATACAGCTTTAGTAACGCCTAAATTTGTCATGCCTCCGGGGTCTGATGGATGATTTACAAAACCACCTTCATGTTTCAGAAGCATGTTTAAACAAGGTATAAAGTTTTCTGCGCTCATTTCTTAGCTATCTTCTTAGTCTTTTCATAGGAGCGTAATCCCCCTAATCCTAGCATTCCCATTAAAACAGTCATGAGGCTACCCATATCAAAAGATGGTAATGGGGGTAACTCTGCACCAAATATAGTAGCAAAGAATAATATGCATGGCTGCAAGATAAAGTGATACATTAAAGCAATACCACATGTCCAACCAACAAATGGTCTCCAGCCACCAATGAATAAAGAACCCGACTTTGCCTCTTCCTGATTAACAGCAATTTGAGACATAGCTAGTTCTTGTGCGTGACGTTCAGCCATTGTAGAAATCTCGTGAGCTAAAGCAGCCTTCTGATCTTTATCTTCAATGAACTTGTCAAGTAATCCGGTGACTGGAGATATAAGTTGAGCTAACATTATTTAGCTTTCTTCTTAGCCATGCCACCTTTATTCATCATACCCATTTTGTTACGTACAGCTTTAGGTAGTTTCTTTGCTCCACCAGTAGGTTTTTTTAAAGCCATACCGCCAGCTTCATAACCCATAGACTTCTTAGCCATACCGCCACCCATCATCTTTGCTGCAGGTTTTTTCTTAGCCATGCCGCCTGCCATATAAGTAGAAGGTTTTTTCTTTGTCATACTACCAGCCATTTTCATGCCGCCACTTTTTTTCATCATTTGAATACCCTTTGTTTAATTTCAAAACGCTCAACACCAATGTCTCGCAATTCTCTGTCTGTCATGTTTTGTAATTTCCAGTAGTTAGCTCTTCGTTCTTGTGCCGCTACTGCTCTGTGCCATAATCTTTTTAACATGGTATACCTTCCCTTTTTTAAAATAAAGTAGATCAGATAATCTGACTTACTCAGGAAGTTATACCATACTTAGTTATAACATAAAATTGCTATAATTGCAACCCTGTTATGTTTTATTTACCTTTACTATTGCAATCACAAAAACCTGACCAACCAAATAGGTGTAGTATAATTCCTGTAGCAATAAGTCCAGCAAGTCCAGAACTTCCTAGGTTTTCAATTAGATCAACAATGTTGCCTACTGCATCCCCTAAGAAGATAAGATTGCTAGGTCCAACGAGCATAGCTGCCACGATAGACAAAGTTAAAAGTGCAACTCCTATTTGAGTTATACTTGCGATAGATGATTTCATTTTATCCATTTAGTATTCCTTTAAATTATTAAACTTTAAGATGGTTGTTACTTAAACAAACCTTTCTTTCTCATGTCTATTAATCCTCCCTTTGCTCTAGGTGAAGCCCTACCTCTTTTATATTTTTTCTTAAGTTCTTGTTTAAGAAGGTCTGCTTCTCTTTCAATAGAGTTTCTAGTATCTTTTTTATTACCTGATCGTCTAACATCTCTTTCTTTTTCAACTCTATTATCCATACGTAATGCTTTATCTAATGAATCTTGATCTGATTCGTTATTTAATTCTTTAGCAGTTGGCTTACGTTTTAATGGACCGGGAGAAGCTTTAATTATGCTTACAGATATTGCAGGCCCTTCCATTTTTTCTTTTAACTTATCTCTAAGCATTATTTTTTTTTCTTTAAATAATTTAGCTCTGTCATTTAAAACGTTTGTTCTTTCAAAGATTTCAAATTTTTTATTTGCTTCTGCTATTGCTGCTAATGCAGCGTCTACACTAGCTTTAGACTCAGCTATTTTTATTTTTGATTCTGCTTTTGAAATAGATTGTTCTACTTGTTTACTAGTAACTTTTGATTTACCTCCAGAAGATTCATCAGGAGTTTTACTATTAGGTTTTTTAGCAACTGTATCTATTTTTTTAGTTTCAGTTTTTTTCTTTTTAGTTTTAACTGCCTCTGGTCTTTTCTCAGGTTTGACTATTTTAGTTTTTGTTTCTTTGGGTTTGGGAAGAGGTTTAGCTAAATCCTCAGCGTAAGCTGCAATCATAACTCTACCTTTTTTATCTGTGTAATACAAACTACCAGCTTTCTTAGCTGCAGATATACTTGAGTATTTACCTGCATCTTTTTGAGCTTCTTTAGGAGATTTACCTTTAGCTTTTAAATGAGCGTTAATCCATTTAGTTAGTTTACTTGCCATTGTTTTTCCTTCTTAGGTTTCTACTTCGGAAGAGTTTAAGTTCCAGTAAATACATTTTGATTTTATAATCTTACTATAAGGATACTTCTCTTTTAAAAAAGGTAGACCTATTGTATTAATTTGTTCGTGACATATCTCTTCAGTTTTAAATAGTGGTCCACCATATGTAGTACATTCAGAGAATGACATTGTACATAGTAAAACTAAAGGTGTCCACATTACTTTTTCTTTTTTTTGTTAATTGTACTAAGTGTTTTTTCTATAGTTTTTTTAGTAGCAACTCTTTTTTTTATTCTATCAGACATTTTTTCTGTTTCAGTTCTAATGTCAACAGGTTTTTTTGGTCTTTTTATAGGTTTAAGTAATTTAGATTTAGGTCTTTTTTGAGGTCTTGGAGGAAGTACAACTCCACTCTTAGTTTTTGGAGCTTTATTTTTGTATAAAACTGAAGCAATGGGAACAGCTACTCCTACCCCTGCTACTCCTCCAACACCTAGTGCCTTTAATTCAAACGGAACTACTGCTCTTTGCGCCTTAACACTAGGGGCAATCATAGCTTCGCCAAGAGTTTTACCTTGAAGAAACTTTTTATACCTAACGGGCATTGGTGCGTTTTGTATCATTCTTAATGTTAATTTTGATATAGGTACTTTAGCAGCATTTGCTATCTGTCCTAAAATTCCAAGTAAACCTACAGCCATTGTTTATTCCTTTACCACTTTACTTTGTTTGCCCAATAAGCTGCACTTAACTTACCACGTTTAATATTCTTACCGTGTCTAGCTTTAAAGCTTTTACGTTTAGCTTTCATTTTATCTGACTCGCCAGCTTTAGGTTTACCTGCAGTGCTTGCACCCTGCTCACCAAAGCGTATCATTTTAATAGTGTCACCTTCTTTAGCGAGAACTACGTGTGACTTAGTAGGGTGCTTAGGTGTACGTTTAGGTTTGTTGTATCCTGCAAAGGTTTCGCCTCTATACTCTACACTCATTTAGTTACCTGCCAATGGGTTATCTATTGCACGTTGTATCTTTTTATCTAAGGCTGCTTCTAAGTTATCTAGCTTCTGATCTAGCTTAGACATTTTAGAAT